GTCAATCTCCGCCTGCTGAGCCGCCCGCTCCGGCGATAGCGTCAACGTGCCCGCCTTGGCCGCCTCAATCGCCGCGTTGACCGCACTGCGCGGGTCCGCTGCCTTCCGGCGCTGCACCTCTTGCTGCAAACGTTGCAGCGGCGTCAGGCCCGCCGCCCGCCGCTTCGCCTCGGCCTGAAGTTCTTCAAGCGTTGCCATTACTGCCCCGACCTCGCCAATGCCGCGGCGATCACATCATCCGGCAGGCTCATCACATCAACACCGGCGATCCATGCGTTGAAAGCGTCCTGCGGCATGGTGGCAATCGACGCCGCCGTGACCGATGCCGCCTTTGGCGCAGTCGTGACCTGGCCCCCTGGGCTTCCGCCGTTGCGCGCTTGGGCCTCCAGTTTTACCACCCCTTGCTGCACCGCTTCATTGAATTCATCCAGCGCCGCTTTGAAATCCTTGACGCTCTGCGCTGAATTCATTCGGATAAACGCCGCTTCCGCCCTTTGACCCTCATAGTCGGTGATCGCACCTCCACCCTTGAGCAACTGCCGAGCCTGCAAGAACGCGCCGCCCTTAAGCTGATCCATCATGCTTTGGACGCGCGCCGCATCCTCCGTCACGTTCGGCAGACGGCTGTCCACCGGGCCGAGCATCTTTTCCAGATAAGGATCGTTTTTCAGCGCCTCGATCTGCGATGCCACCTGATCGGCCAGACCGCTTGCCGATGGCAATTTGGTCAGCGCGTCAACAACCGCCTCGCCAGCGCCCTTGCCCAGCGCTGTCCCCTGCGCGGTTTCAAAGGGCTTCAACCCCATATCCGCCGTCACGCCTTCCGGCATAGCAGTGACCACCGCCGTTCCGTCTTTGCCGAGCTGCATGATCACAACATTGCCGTCTTTGTCCCGGCCAAGAATGGGGTTAAGCCCAAACTCCGCCCCGCCGCCCGGTGTCGTCAGGTTCCCTGTGGCGATATATGCCGCATACTCCGGCGTCCCAGGGCGCAAGCCGGCTTCCGCTGCCAACGCCTTGCGCTCCGTCAGGGTCTTTGGCACATCCACTTGCGGATTCTGCAACATCTCAAGCTCAACCCGCTCCCGCTCCAGTTTCAGTTGATCCATTTCCGACATCGGTTCCGGCGGAGTAGCCTGCGCCACCAGAAGATTGCGGATTTCCGGTGGCAGCATCGGATTGGACAGCAGCGCGGCGATTTCCGCAGTCATACCGCCGGTCGGCTGGGCGCCCGTGTATTGCGCCGAACGCTTGGCCACGTTCTCCGGCGCCGGGCGCAGAAACTGCCGCAGAATAGCGTCCGCCGCGCTGGCCCGATCCGGGGCCGCCATGATCGCGCCGCCCGCCGCCGCTTCCGGCCCCTGCAACTCCTGCATCAGAAAATCAAGCTGCACGTTTTCATCCGACGCCGGGACGCCGCGCTGGGCTGCAAACCGTTCCAAGGCCACCCGCCGGGGGCCGGTCCACTGTGCCAGCCCAAACCCGCCGCGCGAGCCTGGGACCATCGGCGCAGCCTCGTTGATGCCCGCGTTGAGCCCGCTTTCGTCCTGAAAGTTGACCACAAAAGCATCCGCCACATGCTCCGGCAACCCGCGCGCGATCAGCCCGGCCTTGATGCGCATGGATGTGTCATTCACCGCCGGGCGCCCAAGCGCGGCCATGGTGTCATCCGCAATCCCCTGCGGGCTGTTCGGATCGGCGCCAAGCCCGGTTGCGCTGATCCCCGGCGTGCTGATGCCAGCCATGCCGCCGCCATAACCGCCACCGCCCAGCGCCGCAGCGATCTGCGCCTGCATTTCGGCTTGCAGTTCTTCCTCGCGCGTGCCGGCCCGCTTTTCCCTGCGACGCGCGCCCAGCGCCCGCCCCACCGCCGCCAAGCCCTCGCCAACGTTGCGCGGCGTCGCCATGTTGGCCTGCCGCAGGCTGTCGGCTATCGCCTTCTGCCGCTGCAATTCCTCATAGGTCCAGGGCGTGTTGCCGCCGAAGATGAAAGACTGCATCCCGGTCATCAGATAAACCCTGTCGCAAAGCCAAACAGGCCGCCCAGCAGGTTCTGCTGCTGCTGCAACTCCGCCAGATACTGGTCATAAGTCTGCGTGTAGTTCGCGTTGATCAGGCCCGCCGTGTCCGTGGTTGGGATCGTGGACGGCTGATTGGTCGCGAAGTTCGGCATGACAATCTGCGAGCCGCTCAAAAGCGCCATGATCTCGTTGATCGGCTGGTTGCGCTGCATCATCATCTCGTTCAGCGCCTGCGACCGCCCGGTCAGGGCAAGCTGGTTATAGGCGTCATTCTGGCGTTGGCCGAAGTTCGCCATTTCCGCTTCCCACGCCGCAGAGCCCGGCGTCAGGCCCTGATTGGCCAGCCGGGTCTCCATCGCCGCGCGTTCCTGCTCGAACTGCGGATTGAGCCGATCCGTGCCCAGCCCAAACAGGTATTCCTCGACCGCCGCCGTGTCGAAATTCGCCGGCTGCGCCATGTACTCTTGCAGGTACGCCGCCTGTTGTTCCGCCGTCTGCCCCAGCGACGATTGTGCCGCCTGCGTGCTGTCAAAAATTGCCTGCTGTTCTGGTGTCAGCGTCGTGGTCGCGGTGTAGTTTGGGATTTCATAGGTCTGGCCGGTGTACGGGTCGGTGTAGGTGGACGTGCCCGACTGGGAATAGGTCAGCGATCCCGTGGGGCCAACCTGATTAACGTTGCCGAGTTCGGTGTTGGCAATGGCTGTGCCGACGCTTGTGCCTGTCGCCGCCGCAGCGGTGTCTTTCGGGTCTGGCGGCGGGGGGGGAGCGGGTTTGCCCATAGTGTTCTCAATCCTTGCTGGGGAAAAGAACGGGGGCGCTGTGCAGCCGTGTCAGCGCATCTTAAACCAAGTCGCGGACCTTGGCAACAATCGGCGCGGTGAACCGGCTGGCCCGCCAAACATCGTCATAAAGCACGTTGATGATTTCCGCCTCGGCCCGGCCCCGAAGCCGTGGCACCCGGTACTGCTCATAGCCAAACGCCTTGGCGATCCGCAGCATCACCGCATTATTTTCCGACACCTGCAACGCCACTGCCTGGCATCCGATCTGGTCAAACGGATATTCGTGCATCCGGTACAGAACTTCCCGTGTCAGCCACCGCTTGCTGTCAGATGCAGCCGACATGCAGATCGTCCCGGCTTTCGGGTTCCAGTCGTGATAGGCCACCACTGCGACAAGCCGCTCATCGAACACCGCCATTGTCGTGAAGTGCTGCCAAACCCGATCCATGTCCAGCTTGGCGCAGAGCCATGCCCCGCAGGCTTTGTTTCCATCGCTGCCCCCGGCGAAAAAGGCCGACTTCAAAGAAGCCCGCCCTGCTGAAATACCAAGTCCAGCGCGATAACCTCAAGCGTCGGGGCCACCGTCCGGTTGCTCCTGATCCGCACCGCGGGCGCAAGCGCCGATCCCTGCCCGGTGACGCCCTGCCATGTGCTGACCGCTTGTGTCTGGCCGCCCCATGTCATTGTACCCCAAACCCCCGTGCCCCAGACGTTGTTCAAGTCCGAACTCTGCGCCGACGCGACAATCGGAATCGCGCCGATTTCATAATCGGCAAAGCACGCAAAGCCGATGTTGTAGCTTTCCGCCGCCCGGCCCCTGAACCGCGCGTGAACCGCGAATTTCTGCGATCCATCGCCCGTGTAGAACCGTGGCACCCACAGCCCGTCATAGGCCACCCCGGCATCATTGCCAGTCACCTCGCCCCGATAGATCGTGGCCGCCGCCGTGCCGAAATAAAGCTTGTCGTCAAACACCGCGCTCGTCTGTACATCCCAGCCTGTGTACCTGCACCACGCCCCGGTGCGCGCATTGGCGACAAACGCAATGTCATTGTCTTCGTCGATTGCTGGCACGCCAATCATCAGCAACGTTTGACTATGCCAGAGCGTGACGGTGAACGGGTATTCGCTTTCCCGGTTGGCAATCGCCTGCTGCCATGCATCTTCAATTGGGAACGTGATCGCCACGCCTTGCAGCGCCGCACGATCCTTGCTGATCGCCTCGGAAATCGGGATAATCCCATCCTCGGTCAGAATGGCCAGATTGCCGCCGGCTTTGAACCACCCGTTCTTGCTCAGCGGCCGCCCCATGCGATACACGCCTTGCAGACCCCATGTCGTGGAGCTTGACGGATCGGTGCCGGCGTAAACCGCAATCTCGCCCTCGGTGGTCACGAAGATGCAAACATCGTCCAGACCATCGCCGCTATCCAGCGACCAGTTGGCCCCGAACAGAAGCGATCCGCCAAGCTGGAAAATGCCCTTGAGCGGCAGTTCCGTCGCCGCCCCGGCAACGGCGTTCACCGCCAGATACCAAACCGACAGCGTGTCCTTCTCCACAAACCAAAGCCGCTCTTTGAACGCCCAGACCTGCGACAAAAGCGACGTGGTGACGCCGGTAATGGCCGGCACTGTCCACGCCGAACCGTCAAAGTTGCGCACCGTGTCAGATCCATTTGCCAGAACGCTGAATTCGCCTGCGCTGTTCGCAAAGTTGGCCACCGACCAATCGCCGCTCGTCAGACCTGACACCGCCGCCGCTGGCGACACCGCCGGATCGGCTGGCGAGGTAATGTCATAAATGGCCGAGGCCGTCGCCGCGAACATCAGTTCGGTTGCGCCTGACTTCCATGTAAACAGGTGCTTTACCGCCGCCGCGACGGTCGCGTGCAACTCGCAGCCCTTGCGCAGCCGCCCGCCCTGCGCCGTGGGGAAGATGTTGTCCAGCACGTCTGCCGCGCCGCTCACATCGTCCAGCAGGGATTGGTTCTTCACCCATCCCTTGTTCGGCGCCTTGAATGACACCGTGGTCGATTTCAGCGAGCCCCGTTCCGTCTTGGCAAACATCATGAGGCTACCCTATGAGCTGGGGATAAAGTCCGGCACTGGCACTGCCATCGGGTTGCGCGCAACCTGCGCCGCGCCGAAGTTGATCGGGCCGCGACCGCGCATCCGGTTGACCTCGGTGGCGATCCAGCCCTCATACTCCGCCAGAATGTCGGCAAATGGCAGGCCCTTGCGCTTGCGAAAGCGCCAGATCACGCCCAATTCCAAGATCCGGCGCGGATACAGCACCACGTCATCGGCGTCCGAAAACACTTTGCCCTCGACCCCGGCGCTGGACTTCATCCAGATGTTCGAGACGTAATGCACCGTGATGGAATCACTGGCCGCCGGCTCGCGGTAGAGGTCTATGGTGTAGTTGCCCTCATACCCTTTCACGCGGTAATAGCGCGACCCGCCGGCCGAGCCGATATCGGTCAGATAGGTCCAAGCGCCGTCGCTGTTGACCGGCACGCCAGCCCGGCGCGTGGTCGTGGTCTCATAGACCGCCATGTCATCATTCATCAGGCGCACGAAGTCCGCCGGCAGGTTGTAGTTCTGATCGCCGGTTCCGGTGATCGTCGTTTGCTTGCCAATCGGGCTGGACCAGTCAATCCGCTTCTGCAACTCCGCGATGGTCTCTTGCAGGAAATCATCGCGGATTTCGGTGATGGCAACCGTGGTATCGGTAATCCACGAGGACGGCGTGGTCACTGAGCAAGCGCGCGCCGCACGATCCAGAACCTCAGTGACCTTTGCCATTTACGCCGCCTCTTCGGTCTGGGCGGGCTTGCGGCCCGGCTTCCTGGCCGCGCGCATCTCTTCCATCTCAGCGCGCAGTTCCTCGAGAAGCGCCATCGCGGCATCCCGCTCTTCCTTCGCCTCGGCCATCGCCTTGGCGGCATCGGCAGCACCATGGCCAGCAATATATTCCTTGGCCGCGTCACGCAGACGGCGCATTCCCGGAAGATGGATTTTGCCCAGCACCGTATCATTGGCGTCGGCAAGATCCTCAACGGTTTTGAGTTCGTGCCGGCGCAGTTCGTCCGCCTGCCCGCGAGTCACACCGGCCCAAGCGGCCAGCGGCGTCCCGGTTTCCGGCATTTCCATGCCGGCTTTCCAAGCCTCATATTTCGGGCCGATGAAAGACCAGACCGCCTCCATGTGAAACTGCTTTGGCCCTGCATCCCGGTTTTTGCGGGCCGGCTTGGGTCGCATCCGCTCCACATAGGCCCATGTCTGCGAATCCTTGACGTTGTGCGCGGGGGCGTACAGCACCATGTCGCGCGGCTCCCCGGACGAATAGTCCGTCTGGAACTCAAGCACGCGAATGTCCATCTTCATCGTCTCACCTCGTTTGCTCTAAAGAAGGGTTTGGCGGGGCCATGACAGCCCCGCCTGTTAGATTACCACGGGAAATCGCACATAATGATCTTCGCCGAAGCGTCGACCGCATATGCGCACACTGCGTCGGTGACGAGCGCCGAAACGTCCAGCGTTCCGTCGGTCGATCCAACCGGGGTCAGCGCGTTGCCGTCCGCCCCAGCCGTCAGAGCCAAAGCCAGCGTTGCCTTGCCCTTGATCTGAACCCAGCCGTATTCGCCATCACCCGGCGCCGCCATCAGCACGCCGGCACCAAGCCCCGCGCTGTCCGACAGGTCCGAGGTGACGGTCGTGGTCGACCCCGCCGAAACGCCGCTGGGCGCGTAGTAATACGCAACCTGCGACGCCACGGCAGCGACCGATCCGGCGCCCGTGTCATAGAGGACGAACTTGTAGATTTTGCCGTCCTTGTCCTCGTAGTGATCGCCAAGACCGGGGGCACTGCCCAGCAGAAGCTGGGCCGCCGTATAGGTCTGGGTCAGGTTTGCACCAATCGTCATGTCATGTTCTCCTTATGCCGCATCCAGCAGAACGCCCTGAAGCGAACGCTGAGTGCAAACCAGATTGCCCATCCAGTAGATCGGCACGATGATCGCGTCCTGATTGGTCGGGCGCTTTTCCTCGTCCGGCGTCCATTGCGCTTCCTTGTGCTGGAAGAGCTTC